GTGCCTTATTGTATAATTCATCTGCTTGTTCTTGAGCAGCATATTCAAATTTATATTTGTGCCAATAACTACTATCAGTTTTAAAATCATACTTCAATTTTTGTCTGAAGCACGAGTATGTACCATTACTAAAGTACTGAAAGAAATCTAATTTGTCTTTATCACTATGCCAGATGGGATCAACAACTTCTTCCAAAAATCTTTGCTTAAGGAGTTCATCCATCTCCAACTTTTTGGATTTTCTTCCTCCCAAAATCTCTAGATCAGCAAGAATATCCGAGTTGAAACTAATGATATCATTAACAAAGTCAACTTCTAAAACTGATACTTTTGTGGTTTCCATGAATCTCCTTACTTAGCCTTAATGTACCATCCTGTCAAGATGTATTTATTCTCTGTGAATACTGTGTTTCCCTTATGGGCATGTGTGTATCCAGCAGGCCAAATAACAACAGTTCCAGTAGTTGGTCTTATTCTTCTTTTTTGATAAAGAAATTCAGTTTCTCCCTCACCTTCTGGAAGATCATTTAGATAAATCATCCAAACAACTTCTCTCATAGCATGGTTTGTGTCCACATTCTCATAATGCCATAAATGATATCCACCACCTGCAGGTGTCATTTGAATTTTGATATCAGTAGAAATTAGAGTCGCAATATTAAGAGAAGAATACTCTGAAATGTAATGATTAATACAAGATGTCAAACATGCCTGCACATCTGCTGCCAATTTTCTATTTGAATAGTCTAGCATAAAAGCAAAGTCTTTTCTATTCATGGCACCGCCATAAATGTCCTCAGACTTGTAAACTTTATTGTCTTGGTCACCACCAGGAAGTGGTCCAATATTTGGATTTACGTATGAACCAGTTTCTAAAACATGATCACAATATTCTATCAATCTTTTACATAATGGTCTTGGAACAAAATTTTCCCAAACTCCAATAAAATCAGTAAAATCAGACTTAGTAAAATCTTTCCTTTGCATTAACTCCAAAGGACGATATGGTTCAATTGGCATAACAACTAGTAAGCTTTAATGATGTATTTAGTCTTATGAAATGGATTGATAATTGGGACTTGTCTTTGTGGTCTCATAGCAACATCTGGGAAAGGAGATTTAATTGATTTATTAAACTGAAACTGTCCCTGAGTCATATCCATAAAAATATCATTTTGATTAAAGGTAACTTGCATACTGTCAGATCCATTTGCAAGACCAGAACCAAAACCTCCGCCAATAATTCCAGAATTTGAAGTGTTGCCGCCAGTAAAATCAGTTTGTGGATTACCAACAGGATCTAAAGTTATCTTATGACTATGACCGTTGGTAGTTCCTCCAGATGGAACGTAAGAATCAATAGTAAATAGTGATGGTTCTGTATCAATACATGCTCCATTTGGAAGTCCTGTTGAACCTGCGGTTTGCAAAGTTACGCCAGTTAATTCAGAATCTGGACTTGGCCACCAAACCAAATAGCTACCAGTAGTAGATGAATAAGAAGTTCCATTATCTGGAGTTTGTGCCGTTCCTAAATTATCTTCAATCCATTGAGCTAAATTAGTATAATTTGGGTCATACCTTGAAATTTCCGCATCAAAATTGGGAATAAATTCATTTATAAATATCTCCCATTCAGAGATAATATATGCTTGAGGATCTCCTCCTTGGGCAATTGGTTTATTATACGGTCCCTTTTCGCCAGTAACTCCAGTACCAAGTAATGCTCTTGGAGAAGTTCCTGGAGAATTATTAAATGGTATTAAAGGATCTCCACCATCTCCTTCTACAACGGCACTAATATACATATGATTATGATCGGGAACAGGGACAGTAACAATAGATAAAGGTCCAACTTGTGCAGTTACAGAACCAGTAATAGTAAAATTAACATCATCCGTTATTGTTTCCAGTCCTTCCAATCTTACTGTTCCAAGAGAGAAGAATTGACTATCAAGACCTTCTGTTCCTGTACCTTCAATTTGCTCCAGAGGATTGGATCCAGCAGTATCTACTTTATCAAAATACCAATATCCTCCTTCAGCACCAACATCAAAAATTCCTTTTCCTGGTGTTGAAACTGGCAAGAATGCGGAGTTACCTCTGCTAGAATCCACAAATCCAACACCACATAATCTTCTATTTCTGTAATCAGGAATATTAAAACTTCCACTATAAACTGTTGTGGTTCCAACTACATTATTCTGATCATCTAATAAATCAACAAAAGTTTTTGTTGCATTACCTCCGTAAGTATTACCAATAACTTCCCATAGTGCCCAATACGTAGAAGCATCAAGTGATCTTCCATCACATTCAATAAATCCTGGATATCTAGATCCAAGTTCACCACTAAGATTACCGTATCCAACAACAACATTTTCTTTTAGGATTGAGCAAATTGTTCCAATTGAATATCCATCAAACTTTGAAGTCTTTTTGCTATACCACACACCCAAGTTTGCGGCTGGTGGTGGTGCTACAGCATAAGTTGTTATATTCCAAGTGAAAGTTACCGCAGAAACATTATCAGCCTCAGTTCCAACAACAACTTGTGTGAATTCAGGTGTTCCTAATTGATCAGCAGATAAAACCACCAAATAAAATGAAGTATTAACTGCTGGATCAAAAACTCTTGGTCCAGCGATTGGTTCATCATAATCAATAGAAATAAGTGCGTCATATCCATCAATTACTTCAATTGTGATTGGTCTGTTAATTGATGTGATAGTGATAGGAGAACTAGATATAAAAGTACCTGGAACTTGACCTACTTTATCTGCGGGTGGAGTAAATACAGCATCGTAATCTGGACCACTACTTGTTTCAATTGTCCATGTTGGAATTTGAAGATCTCCAACTTTAATGGTCATTTCAGTTGGTTGACTAAACTCAGTTGATGATCTCATATAAAGAGTTATTTTATCACCATTTTTTACCGTGGCAGGAAAAACTCCAATAGACTGATCATTAATTTTAATTTTAACTTCAGTAGACGTTGTTGAAACTAATTCAACAGGAACTGATATGCTCTCTCCAGTATCAGGATCAATACCAAGACCGCTTATTCCTTCTGGTGGTCTAGATTCAGAAGCAATCAAAGCATCTTCAATAACGTCAGATTTATCTGGAAAAGAAAAAGAATTCGGTATTGTTGATGGATTTGATCCAGTTATAATTGACCAAGAAGAAAGAGAATCTCCATCTCCAATCGTTAAAAAAGTAGTAACTGGAAAATTTTCATCACTTGCAGATGTCATTCTTAATTGCAAGTAATCTGTGTTATTGATAGTTCCTGATGCAGAAGAAAATGTTGCCCCAGTTAGTACTTCATATTTTCCAGTAGCATCTGGTTCCGTATTATTTGCAGATGATACAGCCCATTCAGCACCGCCACCGCTAACTTGAATAATTGCAGAACTTGTCAGTCCCTGTACTCGTATGACTTCACTATAAACAACTGTATTTTGCGGTTCTCCTACAAGATCGGTAAAATTTGGGAACGGATCTGGTATGTTTAATGGTATTGGTTTTGTGGTAATACTCCAAACTTCATTTGAAGTTCCAATTACCAAAGTAATTTTAGTAGTTTGATTTGCAAAACTTTGAGTTTTTCCACGTATTTGAATACGTGCTCCATTTTCTACACTTTCAGTTCCATTCCCCTGTATCCAATCAGTATCCCACGTACCATCTCCATTATAGTCAATACGCATAGCAAAAGAGTTAATGTCGCCACCAATATTAGAACCAAGAAAAACTGGTGCTTGCGTGGTTGGAGTTAATCCAGATACAACTACAACTTGTTCCCCAGGACGAGTGCCGTCACCATAAGTGTAAAGAGTTTCTGGTTCTGCATCTACAATTTTTTGAAATGGAAATGGATCAGGAGTAAAGTCTTCTGGAATAACAGTAATCAACCAAAGATTTATAGAATCTCCAATAGTAATTGTTACTGTTTCTGTAAAGTCCCAGACGGCAGGTGCCCTAAATCTAAACTGAACGTAATCACCCTCAGAAACAAAAAGTGCTGTATCGGAAAATGTATATGCCATTCCTATCGGTTTACGTTTTCAGTAGAACTATTTATCCCCATCATCACATCTCTCGTATGTTTTTCCAATCGCCAGATTTGTTGATCTCAACTTGAATGGGGAAATCAGACTTGATTTCAATTGGGATATCTATACCATCTATGTAATAAAGGTCAGATAATACTAGTTCTTCAGGAGGAACATTTATTGTATAAACAGGATCTTCATCTTTAATTCTATCGCCAGTCTCATCTACATTTAGATTATCAGGAGTTTCGTCAATAATTATATTGACAGTTTCCGACATAGTTAATTGTCCTCCATTTCCAGACACCGTTAAAACGTATGTAACTGATCTAGGTCCAAAATTATCATATTCTATTTCTGTATTAACACTATTTGTTACAATAGTATTTGTTCCACTCAATTCAGCACTACCAGAAGTTGGATATGATATAGTTCCTTTATCTACAGATCCATTTTTATAATTATAAATTGTTTGAATAGTTACAGAATTGTTAGCATATTTTGCTTCGTATTCAATTATTCCTTGTTGTCCATATATTAATTCAAGTGGTACATTAAATTTATCTATTGTTGGTATTTGATAAACAGTTATTGTCGCACATGATATAGGACTCGTTCCTCCGTTTCCTGTAACATATGCACAATATTCAGTTGTATCTCCAGGACTCACATCTGAAAAACTTGTAACATTTCCATTAGTAACATCACCCTTTGTCCAATATATTACATCCCCATCTCCAGATGTGTTCCAGGATAGTCTAGCTGTTTCCCCAGCAATAATAGATGTTTTATTAAAAGAAAGAGTTATAACAGGCGGTATATAAACAGTAATTGTTCTACTGGCACTAGAGCAACCTCTTTCTCCACAAACAGTATACGTATAAGTTTTTGTGTTTTGTGGAAGAAGAGTGGTAGATCCGCTGTATCCTGGATTAGATACATCAGTTAAACTTGCGCTGTACAATCCAACACCAGATCCAGACCAAGAAAAACTTACAGATTCTCCTCTTATAATTGTAGTTGGACTTGCAGATAAACTAACAGAAGGAAAAGGTGGTGCATCTGGTCCATCAAGCGTCCACGCAACTGCACATGGATTACTATTAAAGTCATCTCCATTTGCGCCGCCACTATTACCAATACTCCAACTTAATGAAATATTATCGCCTTTGTTAAAATATCTACTAGTGGTATTTCCACCACTAGTAAATCCACCAACAGAAATTCCATTTCCGCCCATATTAGCAGAACCAAAATCATCTGCTGCAACTCTAAAAGTATAAGTTCCACTCCACGGAGCAGTAACATTTGTTGATCCGTTAAATATAACTCCCCTGATTCCAGAAGTAGCACCTGTATTAAGTGGAGTTGCAGCATACGAGTTCATGAAACTACTCCATGCTCCATTACTCCATGCAGTATACCCTATTTGCCTACTATTTCTATACTGTGCCATTTTTTATATCTCTCTTACATTTTTCCATTCACCAGACTGATTAATTTCAACTTCAACAGGAAAATCAGACTTAATTTCAACTGGAATATCTATACCATCAATATAATACAAATCAGACAAAACAACTTCTTCAGGAGGAACATTTATTGTATAAACAGGATCTTGATCTTTAATTGCATCTGGAGTTTCATCAACATTAATATTATCTGGGGTAATATCAATATAAACTGATGTTGTAGAAGAAGAAGTAGCAGTACCACCCGTTCCAATAGCATTAATAACTACCTGAACACTTTCTGGTCCAACTGTGTTCCATGGAACTGGTATTTCTAACTGAGTATCAGATACAATAGTTTCGCTATCTGGCTTTAAAGATTCCGCTGTGAGAGCTGGAGTTATTGATATATCATCTCCAACTAAACTTGTTCCATCAACAAAGTAATAATATGGAGTTATTGTTATACTTTGATCTGCATATTGAGTTTCATAAGAAACATAAAGAGTATCACCATAATTTATTTGTTCTGCTGAAGTTATGTTTGCGGTAGCGGCGTAATAAACAATAACAGTAAGAGAAGATATTTCAGACGTTCCACCATCCCCACTTGCTTGAACTGAATATGTAGTTGTTTCTTCTGGGCATACTGTTTGACTACTAGTGAGATTTCCATTTGTTATTCCCCCAGATAACCAAGTTATAGTGTCACCATCTCCCGTGGTTTCCCAACTTAATGTCACACATTGTCCCAAATTAATACTTGTGTTGCTAACACTTAAATTAATTGTTGGAACAATAAGCATTTGAATATTAATTCTACCATTTCCACCAGTTCCATATCCGCTGCCACCAGATCCGACTATAGCAGTATGAGTAGTTCCAGGAGCATATGAAGAAGAAGCAATTAAATTTTCGCGTGTAAAGAACGCAGATACTCCACCGCCACCACCTCCGCCCATTCCCTGAGCTCCTGCTTTAATGCCAGTAGCAGTAAAAGAAAATCCTCGCACATAAGTATTTTTTGAATTTCCATTACAAAACCAAATATCAAATCCACTTGCATCTTTTCCAGAAGTTCCACCACTAGTATATGGAGTAGCAGTTCCCCCACCAGCAGCTTGTTGAGTTATAGAATTAATTGTAATGGTATAATTAGAATCAACAAATGAATTATTAAATGTTATCCCGTAATACTTACTAGAGTAACTTGGAGAACAAGATAGTCCATCAGGAGCATTAGGATTATCATAAGAAACAGTCAAATCAGGGCTACTCTGTGTAAAAATATGTGTATTACTATCATTATTAAAAATATGATTTACACTAGAACTATAGGTAACCGTTCCTGGATCTCCTCCAGCTCCATTTCCATATCTAGCTCCTCCTATTAGAGCTCCGTTTCCACCAGTAGGAGTTGAACCATTTGATCCACTATAATTGGTAACTGTCACTCCAATATTAGACCAATTAAACGTTGTTGTTCCAGATCCAGCACCTCCGCCACCTGGAGTAGATCCACCAGATCCCCCAGTTGCTCTCAATCCTAACAATTCTGTGTTTCCACCATTACCACCAGCAGTTCTTACAAAACTAGCAGAAACACTTTCTCCTCCGCCACCAGCACCCCACATTTGTATGCTGAGAGTTGCTACTTTTTCTGGTATCGTAAATGATTGACCATTTATCAGGAAAAGAGATTGTGGCATTTTTAAAATTTAATAATGTATTCTACTAAAATAAACGGAGTAACTAATTGATCTAATTTTTCTTCGTCAGAAACATCAACATCAACATACGCAGAAACACCACTCATATCAACATCTTGTTGTCCATAGGTATAATTGAAGTTATGTGCGTAATTAAATGGTCTAGTAATATTATGAGAGTGAATAGATTCTCCACCTGCGTTATTAGTAAATCCAAATTCATGACCAGATCCACTATTTGCTCCTAAAGCACCATAATCTTTACCTCCAGTTCCACCAACTTTGTGATTTGTAGTATAATTTAGATATTTTTGTGACGAGTTATGTGCATGTCCTTGAAAATAGTCAATATTTAAAATCTCTTCTGAAGTAGATCTTTGTATTGTGTATCTAGGATTGCCAAGAAAATCAAGAGATCCACTAGCAGCAATTCTTACATTTCCGATGTAGTTAGCAGTAATTCTACTGCCAAAATTGCTGCTTACATCTATTTGAGGTCCAACCCTTGTAGTTGGATTTGTTTCAACAATTCCACGATCAATATTGAGATTGTTGTATATTCCAGTTCCTCTTCCTCCAACGATTACTTTTGAACCAAGATCTGGTAATTGAAATTGTCCTAATTCACCAGTCTCTGGATTTGGTTCTTGTATATTTGCATTATCTTTTCTAAATCTAGATTCTCCACCTGTTCCTAAAACTTGAGATAAAGCAATATAATCTCGTGCATTTAAAATTGATCCATCACACCTTAGATATCCTGCAGGAAGTTCTGTACGAAAGTTTACACTATTAGGATCGTTAACACTACCCAATCCAGGAGTTGAATGCGCAACTATCGTGCCAACAACCCCACCGTATCTAGATTTTTCTCTTGTATAATTTGCCATTTTTTTACTTAATAAGCTCTGATAATGTATACACAAGTTAAAGACGGTTGACTTGTGTTCATATCTATTTGCAACGCGCCAGTATTACTAACATTATCTAAATTTGTAGTAACGGGAATGTTAACTGTTGCGACTAATCTAGATTGTGGTTTTAAACTTCCTTGATCATATACAACTTCAAATGGGTCATGAGCATGAGCAAGAAAACCATCAGATAACCAATCAGATGCAGAATTACTAGTAAATGTTCCAAAATATCCTTCGGAAAGAGCATCTGGATAATAATTTCGCATTCCAGTAGGAACTGTCAAAGTTCCTCCACCCAAAGCATAATCAATAGTGTCTTCACTTTCAATTGCTTGCCTATAAAATTCACTTTGATTTGCTATTGGTGTGCCCAGAACTTCACGAGGATATAAATTAACAGGAGGAGCTTCGGATCCAACTCTAGCAACAGTCCTCCCATCCAATCCTCCACCAAATCCAGTTGTACCTAAATTAGCAGAAGATTGGTCATTATTTAACAAAATTCCATTATACCTTGCTTCATATGCAAAATAGAGGTCATCAATTTCTCCAGGTTCAGTAACTTGAGTATTATTCCAAGCACCATATGTCCATTCAATTTCATAGTTATCCCAGGGAATAACACCCTTGCTGGGTCTTGATGAAGGAAGAGAATTTATTGTTTCGTAAGTTCCGCTATGAACGTGTTGTCTTACATGAGTGT